TCGTCTGCGCTCTCTACGGCGCCTATAAGCTCTTCAGAAAATGAAAAACACCAAGACCACGCTGGCCGGTATCGGCGCCATCCTCGTCGCCATTGGCGGCGCTCTGAAGGCTATGTTTGACGGCGATCCTTCGACCAACATCGACCTGGCCTCGACCATTGCCGCGGCGACTGCCGGTTTCGGCCTGATTATGGCCAAGGACGCCTCGGAGAAGCTGGAGATCAAGAAGCCCGAGTGAACTGGATCTACCAGATCATCAAGGCTCTGCTCGACTGGCTCCGCGAAACACCACCCACCGATGTCCAACACGGCAAAGCACCTGAGCAGCTCAAGGCTGATCTGGCTGATCGCATTGCCGATCTGCCTGGGCTGCCAACAGACCAAGGTGGTGATGGTGCCGCACGGTGACCCGGTGATGCTGGCCAAGCCGGTGAAGGCCAGTGTGTACGCTTTCGATGCAAACAAGAAGCTGGTGGGTCCGTCCAAGGTGACGCTGCCTGCCGGCTGGTACGTTTTACCCAAGAACTGATCATGGCCCAGCAAACCATCAACATCGGCGCAATCGCCAACGACAACACCGGCGACACGCTCCGGGGCGCCGGCCAGAAGATCAACGACAACTTCGACGAGCTGTATGGCAACCTGCCTATTGACGCAGCGCCGTCGACCTGGGTGCCGACGCTGACCGACTCCGGTGGCGGACGGACGTTCGCTTTCACCGTCAACACCGCGCGGCACACGTCCATCGGGTTTGTCAGCACGTTCACGGTGGATCTGACGATCAACTCGGTGACAGGCAGCGCCACGGGAGAACTCCGGGTGAGCCTGCCAGACCCTGCTTCCTACGATGCTGCGGTGTCTATCTGGCTCGACAACGCCACCAACCAGGCAAAGACCGCTGTGATCGGCAAGGTGGTCGGAGGCACGTCCTATTGCCAACTCAGCCATTACGAGAATGGCGACATCAGCAGCCTGACCTCTCAGCTCCAGGCCACCAGCCGCATCCTGATCTCCGGCGTCTACTTCACCGCCTAATGACCACCATCGGATCCAGTCTCCAGCAGGGCATGGCGGTGCTCCAGCAAATGCTAGGGGCGCCCATGTTCATCTGGGAGGGCTCGTCGATCCGGTGCATACCGGCTGCGATCACCGATGCCAACACCCCGGTGGCCGGTGGGTTCCAGGACAACGTGACGTCTCGGATCCTGGTCATGTTCTCCGACTGGAAGACGTGCGACAGCACGCTGGTCTCCATGGACTCGACGCTGTACACGCTCGACCAGGGCACGACCTTCTCGAGGCTGCAGCGTGAAGACTCCGGGTTCGTTCTCCTGGAGAACACCGACCGCATCGCTCTGACCTTCTGCAAGCCTCGGCCGGTGGTCGGGCGAACACTGATGTACCAAGGCCGCACGCTGCGCATCCTATCGTGCCGCGTGGACGCTTCAGGCGCCTATTACAGCCTCGATCTAGGGGCGAAGACCAAATGAGGCCTGTCGTCAATATCACGGTGGATTCCTCGAGGTTCGACGCTGCGCTGAAGCAGTACCTCTTGGCCACCACCCGTGATCTCGACAAGGCGGTGAACGCCAGGATGTTCTACCTGATGGTTCGCTTGTTCGTTCTGGTGCCTCCCAAGAGCCCAGCATCGGAACGCGCACGCATTGCAGACTACCTTTCCAAACCGCTCGGAGACATCAACCGGAAGAGCAAGAAGACCGGCAAGCGCATCGGCAAGAGCCGTTTGCTGCGACGGGTTCACCTCATTGCGCAGGCACGCGAACGCAAGGCCGGCCGGCGCGGTCTGTACGGCGAGGAAATGAAGGAGGCCGCATCGGCAGTCTACCGCAAGGCCATCGGGTCGGTCGGTTACCTACGCTCCGGTGTGGTGAAGGCAATCCGAGTTTTCAACAAAGGCTTCAGCCAATACGACAAGCCAAAGTGGAAGCCGCTTGTGAAGCCGGCAGGATACAAGGCCCCCAAAAAGCCCAACGCAGCGTTGGTCGCCATTGCCAATCAATACGGCCTTCCCGCGGAAAACGTCGCCGTTCACAAGGGCACCAGGGCAAAAGGCTTTCAAGCTGTGCCTGGCTGGAATCCAACGGCATCGGTGCTGATGCAGTCCGGCATCGCCGACAATCAACTCGGTCGAGTGAAGTCGATCTATGATTCGTCGATGCAGAAGGCCTACGACGACGAGCTGGCGGAACTATCAACTCACCTGACCGATGCACTGCTTGCCAATGGGCAGGTGTTGGTAGATAACGGCATCGACATCAAATGAACGGCGTTGCACCCAGAGCCGAGAAGGCGCTTGTCGACTACCTGGCCTCCGGAGATTGGTCTGGGGCCGGCGCCGGCACCCCGTCGTTTCTGACATCCTACAGCCGCGGCCTGTACGACGATCCCGACGAGCAGGACACGATGCCCAACTTCCCGCGGGTGGTTGTCTCGTCGACTTCTGCGCGGCCAATGCAGCGCACGGATCTCACCTGTGAGGTGAACATTGAGGTCGAGCTGCAGCTATCTGCCGACGACACCGACGAGGCCGATATGCTGACCACCGTGGCAGCGCTGGACAGCCTCATTCTACCGCTTTTCGACGCGAATGGTGCATCGGTGCTAGATGCCGACCAGGACAACGCCAGCGGTCCATTCACGGCGCAGTTCGCCGCACCACTTGATTTCGGTGCATCTTCAATTTCAAATAGGTCCAGGACGTTCACCCGGACTTTCACGCTGTATTGTTCCGCAACCCTGTAACACATCACCATGGCTAACACTCAAGGCAGTAAATACGTTTTCGGATCACCGGCCTCAATGGCGCTCTACGACGCCGCGGGTGCCCTCGTTGTCACTGGCTACGTCGCCCCGGACGTCGAGAGCTACGACATCACGCACGAGGCTGATACCGAAGAGGTGCGCAACAGCTCCGGCGAGGTTGTCGGCCACATTGGCTACAACAACCGCCTGACGCTGACGCTAAACTTCATCCCGAGCGGCGCCAGCACGGCCAATGCCCTCTTGGCTGCCAGCCTGCCGGACGTCAATGGCACTTGTGTCATCACCGGCGCTCCCGTCATCGAAATCGGTGGTTATGCCGACGCCATCAATGCGGCCACCGGCAACCGTTGGATCTACGCTGGCGGCGGCTCGATCAAGACCACCCAGACCGGCAAGGCTACCGGCACTATCACGCTGAAGCGCTACACCAACCTGACTGCCTCGGGCGCCGCCACCAACCTGTGATCGGCCTGGCCGACATCCTAATCGCCACGGCGCCACCCTGTCCGATTGTGATGGGGCTGCGCCTTGTTCCGTTTTCTGTCGGGCACTCGTTGGTGCTACACCGACTCCAGTCTCCGCTGGTTGTCGGTGGTGAGGTTGGAAGGCCGGAACTCATGCAGGCGGTTTTGATCTGCTCCCAGCCTATCAGCGAATCACTGAAAACGATGCGATCACCTCTCCGAGGCATTGCAGTTCGTTTTTGGACGCGCAAAACCATCAAGCTGTCGTTCGAGGTCGAGTTCGAGAAATGGAACAACTGGATGGCCGGTCAATCTACGGCGCCGGAGATCCTGACCAAGCCAGGCATTAAAAAGGCGCTGTCGATGCCTTGGCCCGAGAGAATGATGGCCTGCTGCCTCGACCTTGGTCTGAGCGAGGAAACCGTGCTCTCAATGCCGATAGGTGATGCCGAAAGGCTTGTCCTAGCTCGAGCCGAGACCCATGGTGACGTCGAGCTGTGGAGCGCCAAGGACGAGGCCTTGTGGCGTTGGGCGCAGCAACATCCTCATAACTGACCATGGCGATCTTCTCACTGTTGGCAAAGCTGGGGTTCGACGGTACGGCCTTTGAAACAGGCGCCAAGAGGGCGACCTCGTTGGCCAAAGGTATCAGCCGGGAAATCAGCTCATCGCTGGCGAATATCTTCACCGTCGACAAGCTCGCCCAGTTCGGGATGCAGGCCATTGATGCAGCCGGAAAAATCAACGACCTGTCGACTCAACTCGGTGTGACCGCAGAGTTCCTTCAGGAGATGCAGTTCGCCGCCGAGATGTCTGGTGGAAGCCTGGAAGGAGTCAGCAGCGCACTCGAGAAAATCGCGGTGGCTAGGGCTGGTGCACTTCAAGGGAATCAAGGCCTGATTGCAGCGTTCACTAAGTTCGGAATCACGGCAGAAGAGCTGAAGACGGCCAAACTCGAGGACATCTTCCTGAAGATCGGAAAGGCCTTCGAGAACGTATCGAATCCGCAGCAACTGCTTGAACCGTTTCGAGAACTCGCAGGCAGAGGGTCTGGTGCACTGATCCCGTCAATGGTCGAAGGTCTTGGCGAAGCAGCGCAGCAGGCCAGGAACCTTGGCATGGTAATGTCGAATGAGGTAATCACCACACTCGATGAAGCCAATGATCGGGTCGAGATCATGAACAAAACCATGTCTTCAGGCATGGGCGCTTTGATAGCCAACGTGGTGGTTCCGTTTTTCAAGCTGATGGAAGCTGTCGGGAATATGTTCGACACATTCGCCAGAATGCGGTCGCAGACGTTCGTTAACATGATTTCCGGCAAAGGTGTTGTGAGTGAGACTCAAAACATCATCTCGCAAAGCCTGCAGGCATTCAGGACATCAATGGATGAACAGGACACCGAGCTGCAGGCCCGCAGAGAAGCCCGCGAAAAGAGGGCTGAACTGATGCGCAACGCTTCCTTTGAAAACAGCCCGGCCGGAAAGATGGTTGCCGTATCCGCTGTATCGGGCGATCAGCTCGCACGCACTGGTGGGTTCACCGCTTTCCAGAGCAACATGGACCGCTACTTTGGCGCCGTGAAGACGCAGGCCCAGGACATCCGCGACATCAGCCGCAACACTCAACGCACGGCCGAGGCCGTCTCCGAATAACATGGCGACGATCCAACAAGCAAACGAGCTGGCAGCGTTTCCTGGCTACATCGAGGTCTCGAGATCCTACGACAACAGCGGCACAGGCCGCGTGGTTCAGCTCACCTTCAGAGGGCCCAAGGACGTTCTCAGAATCGCCTCGGCGCAATGGGTGGCCATTGGCGCCAAGTATTCGATCCGGGAGGACGGCCCCTACTCTGAAGCCACGGTCACCATCGGTGGAAGCAGCTACGACCCCGGCGTTGAGATTTACGAGCAGTCGGTTCCGCAGCCAGGTGAGATCGCCGACATCCGCTACGAGTTCCGCACGGATTACGTCGACATCAGCGTTTTTGCGCTGTCTGCAGTAGCCAAGGAGGCCGACGCCACTGGGGATGCGGCATACTACAAGAAGACCATCGAAGATGCAGTCAGGAATGGCCAGAAGCTCGAGGATGTTTCTCCGCTAGGAAACCTTCCCATTGCTCGCCGGATCTGGGCGAAGCTAGCCCGCGGCGAGGACTCGTTCCCGGTGGCCCGGGTTAGCCTGACGCGCATCGCCACGTTCTCAGGCAATCTGGGGCTTCCGCAAGTTCCGCAAGGCATCCCGCCTGTCTACTACCCGCTCTCGTTCATTCAGATCTGGAGCCTTCCGTTTTCGGTCTCGTCGATGCTGCCGCCTGTTCCTGTTGATCCGATCACCGGACAGGTGCAGGCTCCATCCGGGACCGCGTGGGGATGGAAGCAAACAAACTATTCGACCAACCTGATCACCAAGACCAACCAGGTCGAGCAGGTCATCTCCTGGACGTTCGCCCCATACGATCTGGATATTTACCCGTTCTTCTAACCTTAACCAAAATACTCACACCTTATGGCAGACGAGATTCAAATGACGGCCCGGCTGTACGCTTCGAAAAACGGTGCGTACCTGCCATCGGTCACCTACACCAAAACCGCCACCATGGTCGGCACCGACATGGGCAGCCAGACCCAGCTCATCGGCATCACGGTCGAGGCTCTCGACGTGCCGGTCGATGTCTCCAGCCCCTACAAGCTGCTGATCAGCAACCTCGACAGCACCAACTTCGTCGAGGCTGGGTTCGTCTCCGGCACCTACACGATGCGCATTCCGGCCGGTGAAACCATGCTGATCCCGTATGTCAGCGCCACGCTCTACCTGAAGGCCGACACTTCCTCGGTGACCATTCAGGCCACCTTCTGCGAGATCTAACCAACCAACACCATGGCCAACGAAGTCGAGATGTCGGCGCGGCTTTATGCTGCGAAAGGCGGTGCAACGATCAATTCACTGTCCTACAGCGCGGTGGCCAACATGACCGGCACCGATATGGGGCAGCAGACTCAGGTGGTGGGAACCACCGACGAGGCCCTCGATCTCACCGCGGATCTCGGTACGCCGTACCGCCTGCTGGTGGTCAACCTTGATCTTGTCAACTCGGTCTCAATCGGGCCTTCCTCGCCGTACAGCTTCCAGATTCCTGCCGGGCAGTTCATCCTGATCCCGTGGGTCGATGCCACGATGTACGTCAAGGCGTCGAACAGCCCGGTGAAGATCTTCGCGCAGTTCTGCGAGATCTGACGCCATGATCCAGCTCCCAGCCAAATTGTCCGAGCGTGGTCTCAAAGCGGACCATGCTCGAACCATTAACCAGCTCATCGAGGCTGTGCGCCGGGTGCAGCTTGTCGCCGGGCCCGGGCAACGGGTCGAGCAGAACGCCAACGGCACGACCCTCAAGATCCAGCCGAGCATCGGAATAACGCAGACCGCCGAGGAATCCTGGTTCTACTGATCCGCCATCATGCCTTTCGCCGTAGACAAGCGGGAGAAGATGTTCACGGCGTCGAACCTGAACAGCCTCTATTCCCGTTTCGACCAGAAATGCCACCGGGTTCTCAACGGCAAAAGCCCGTTGTTCGCCAGCTCCGCATCCGGTGCTTGGGAGGGGAAATATCCATACGGCGTCTGGTACGTCTACCGCAACGACCCGGACACCTGCAAACGTCTGCGGGACGGTGGTGAATCGCCGCTGCCGTACATACCCGGAATCGGCTACAACTGGCGGGACAACCACAACCAGGTGCAGACACAGGTCGAGCTGTCGAAGCTCGAGACCAAGCACCTCGACGTCGAAGGCGGGCAGGCCTACGTCGACCATTGGGTGGCCGGTGGCGACCCGTTCACCTGTGACGTCGCCGATATCCACTACAGCTTCGAGCTGCTGAAGCGCGAGGTGGCCGGGATCCAATACGACGTGCATCTCGGATGGGATCCACCGTCGACCTCGGGCCTGACGTCCTATGTCCGAGGCAGTCTCGGCGCCGGCATCGAGCCGACACTGCCTCCTGGCCGGATCCACAAGCACCGGCTGGCCGTTGCCGAGATCGCGCTCGAGGGCATCTACGAGTTCCGCATCCTGCGCACCTATCAGCGGTACGACTGCTGGCGAGTGCATAACTGCGGCACCAGGACGGCCGTGGTGCTGTTGCAACTGCCCGATGGTAGTGCAGACCGCCAATTCGTTTCCGCGGGCTCCTGCAGGGCTTTCCGGCGCAAGCCTGACGGCACCTGGGCGGTAACCTTCCCGGGTGGAACCTTCTGCCGCTACTTCTTCCCGTATTTCACCGGGGACATCCCGTTCCTCGCTGAAGGGCCGCCGTCATGGTCCGACACCGCCACCCAGTCGGAGTTCCTGAGCCTCGAACGATCCGCCCAGGCGAACAACGTGGCCAACCCGTTCATCCTGTTTGAATGGCGCCGGGTGGTGGGTGCGGTGCACGACCCGTTCATCCCATACGATCCGAGACAGGTGTACACCGGAGTCTATGCCGACCCGAGCAACGCCAACACGACCATCGGGGATGCCGTGTTCACCTGGGGCCGTGCCCGGGTGACATTCAGCAACGCGGCCGGGGATGTCGTCTCCGATCAGATCCGCATCTTCAACGGCATCACAGGCCTGGTCGACCGTCTGCGCGATCTTGGCATCGACGTGAACGTCACGGCTACTGGGATGCAGGTGACCACACAGCGTGGCGTCATCCGGATTTACCCTATCGACGCCAATATCTTCACCACGACAACGAATCCCTACTGGGAGATCGACGCCAGCGTGAAGACCATCTCGACGGTCTATCCGGTGCAGTATTGCAAGGGCATGGATCCGATCAGCGGGCCAGGAACTTACATCTGGGACGCCGGGAACGAGCCGACCATATTCGACACGATGCGCAACCTGCGGCGCAAAATCGCCGTCGAGGTTGGCTTCCTCAATATTTACACCGATGCCGTTGACATCGTGGAGGAGAAGGTATCGGTGGTCAGCATGACGCCCATGGGCCTGATGTGCCGAGCGGCAACGGCCACAGGCATTGGCGGCAGCCTGCTGAACAACTTTGAGACCACTGCGGACAACGAGAGCCTCTACATCGCCGACCGCCCCATCGGATTCGGAGTCGGCCCGTGGTTCAATACTCGGTACACCTCTGGCACGCACATCTTTTATCTGCAGGTCGCCGGAACCTACCCGAGCCAGCATTGGGGCAATGTGCTGCCCGCACTCAATCCCGTGCCGGGTTCAGGCGTGCAGGCAGTCAACACGGCCTTCATTCCTGCAGGCGGCCCTTGGGGCTTTTCCAGCTCGATCTACGACTTCGAGCAGGTGCGCACCTACGAGATCAACATGGCATCCGGCGGTGGAGTCGATGACAGGCCGTGGGGCGCCGACTTCTGGCTGAACAAGTGGGGCGGACCCGGAGGCATTGACGCCTCGGTGCGCATACCAGGCAGTCCCAACAGAACGCAGCAGTACGCCTACATACCGACAGCGGACAACAGCTCGTTTGTCGACCTAGTGCCGGCCCAGCGGGACGACATCTTCAAGGACGGCCGCGGCGCCTCGTTCGCTTCAAGCGTACCGTTCAAGTCGTCGACCTACTCGCCACCGTACCGCGATAACATGACGCACATCTGCTGGACAGGTGGCGTCGAGCAGTTCGGGTTCTATCTGCCGTACAATGAGGTCGGGAATCCGTACCTGCCGGGCGGAGGACCGTTCTTCCACAAGATCCCAAAGAGCCCATGGCTCTGGAACCTTCTGGAATGGTCGGTGCGTGCCTGGACGAGGGCCGTGCCGCTGTGCCTGGGGATGTCATCCTGCCCGCTGTACGACGCCACCGGATCTTCCCGGGTGCTCGGTGTGCTGACCATCGGCATGGTGCTTCTCGGCACGTCCGGGCGTGAATCAGGCGGCACCATCCCGTCGTTCTACATCACCGAGCAGGCCCACGATCTCCTCATCGCCAACGGTGTCGTTTGTTACAAAGACACCGATGCCGGCGGCAACGATTACTGGTACGTCCCGGCCATCAACCTGGCAGCCTATTCTGACAGCCAGGGATTTACCGCGTGGAACTTCGACACCGAGAACGGCCAGCCTAACGAGACCGTTCCGGTGGCCGCCACAGGCTACGACGGCCTGCGCAACTTCAGCGAAGGCGAGCGGCGACAGGTGTCGAGCTACTTCGACACCAACACGTCAACCCAGCGCTACGAAACCATCCGGTACGTCGACCTACGCCTGCCGAATGAGCTCGCAAGCTGACCACGCTTGAATGCGAGCTGAAAATATGCTTGCAATCTCAGGTGCACATTGTCCAAGCGAGGCGGCGAGTCATGGCTATCGGTTGCTCCCACGGCAACCGGGCCAACAAGGACGCGCTGGCTGCCGCGTTGCTATTTCGGGATCAGTTCAAGCCGCATGAAGTGATTCACCTTGGCGATGCCTACGATCTGGCGTCTCTTCGCGCAGGCGCTCTGGGCAATGACAACGACAGCGATGCCGCAGACGACTACCTTGACGATATCGACGAGGGGCGGCGGTTTTTGGGGGCGCTTCGGCCCACCGTGTTTATTGTTGGCAATCATGACGAGCGTGCCCGGCGGTTGATGCATCACCACAACGCCGTGGTCCGCGGCTTTGCCGAGGCGGTATGGCAGCGGATGATTGAGCCCATCGAAAGGCACTCCAAGGTTTTCATCAAGACCCACGATGTGCTGCCTCGTAGCTGGTACACGCTGGGCGGATTCAAGTGGGGCCATGGCCTGTTGTACGGTGAGAACTTCCTGCGCGACACCGCGGAGACGTGGGGCAACACCGTGGTGGCCCATGCGCATCGCGCAGGAGTGGCTACAGGGCGCCGCAGCGATCATCCGGTGTGTCTGTCGCCGGGGACCCTTGCGGACGCGCCTTGCATGGATTACGCGCTAAGGCGACGTGGTACGCTGGCGTGGTCCCACGGCATCGTGTTCGGCGAGTACACCGAGGACAGCGCCCAGCTCTACGTTCACCAATGGCCACAGAACGAAAAG